CACTGACCGAGAGGGCTCCATGCTGGGCCCCGTCGACGTTCGTTTCGCCTACAAGAAGGATGATGTATACCTTATGGAGCATTTGACCAGGGATGCGAGCTGCACCAAGGCCGTTGAAGGGGATTTTTCCCGCAACGACCGCGAGCAAAGGAGCCGAGTCGCGTTGATCGTCGACGCTGTACTCGAGAAGCTTAACTTCACTGAAGGACTCAGAAATCTTATGATCCAATCTTCCGAAGAATATTGCGTCTACGGTACCGCTGCCGGACTTAAGGCTTGGTTGAAACACCAGCTGCCCACCGGTACCACCGCCACAACTTTCAGGAATTCGGTTTTCAACCCGGTCATGTTTGCCGTTGCTTTAATTCAGCAACGTATAACTTACAGCCGGGCTGTCATTTTAGGCGATGATATTTTAGCGGTGATGCGTGCGCTTATGCGCCTTGACCTTTGGGTCAACACCGTTGATCGCTTTAAAATGGTGCTCAAAGCATCAGCACCGAATCTGAACGGAGAAGCAACTTTCTTATCGAGGAGAGTCATAGTGAGTACGTCCAGTCCTTGTCTAATACCCAAAATAGGCAAGGCGCTAGCTAGATTTAACGTCCGTGCCTGCAAGAATGCTGCGATTTCGGATGACGCTTATATGGCTGGGAAGTCTTTGGCTCACGCCTACGAATTTCGCCATGCCCCTGCTTTTGTTACCATGTTCCTCACCCGCTTTGAACATCATTGGGCGCGGATGACGGAACAGGAACGGCTTGATGATGGCTTACAGTATGATTCCTGGTTTGTAAAAATCAGTGGTCTCAAAACTGTAGGTCAAATCAAACACGCTAGTCTCACTGCCCCAGTCAAGCTCACCCGATTAGAGCTTTTTGACTGGTTGGCTGAGACTTATGAGGAGATGCCCACTGATATCCTCGCGTTCAGCAACAAGGTAATAACAGGCACGGCATACGAAGTTTTGGACTCCGGTATCATTGAAGCGTTATCCATTGATTTCTAATGAGATAGCAACACCAACTTGTGGGCCCAGGGCTCAGCGTTAGTCAGCGGTAATTGA